CACCGAGATCTACACTCTTTCCCTACACGACGCTCTTCCGATCTCAATAACGCTGCGCTCGTTAAGGCGCTCGAAGATGCGAAGGACCCAGAAAACGCTTTTATTTCTTCGGCGAGGGATGATGTAAGAGCGACTGTAACCCCAGCGCTTGACGACTCGAAGGCTTGGGACCTAAACTTGTATGTAGATGGAGAGCGCATTTCATCGGCAAGGTATAAAAACCGGGTCGATGCGATAGAGGCCCTCTACCATGAGACAGCCCCATTATTCGGCGGGGCAGAGACTTGGAGTGTGGCTGGAGCCGAGCCAGAGCTCTTAGATACAACCGATCTTCAGTTTGGCGATCTGGCAAAGAGAGATTATGAGCAAACAGAACTGTTCGAGTATGACGACGAAACTATTAAACTCGTTTACGGAAGCAAAGAAGCTTTCGATACTGCGAACGCCGCTCTCCAGCTTAATCTCTTTGATGGACAAGATGACGGAAACGGAGATCTATATTCTCAATACAGCGATTACGGAAGCGATCAGGGTAAAAACACCGACGGAGGCGACGTACCTGGACGGCGGAGGAGAGCTCGCTCTGTATTGCTCGGAGACGCAGGCACTCCAATCAATCGAGCATATAAAGAAAATCGCAAAAGACAGCGACGTATCGAATTTACTGGACAGTCTGTTACAAGCCCTCAAAGACTCGCAGAGCTATTCCAAGTATATAGAAACCCCCAAGTGGAAACATTTCATGTTGTCTACCTTAACGGATATGGAGAAATTCTAGCCCATAATGCCATATCATCAGGAGTTGCTGGTACAACAGCGTCCGTGAATAAGGCAAACTACTGGAGAGAAAAGTATTTAATTAACCAGAGAATTGAGAGGCTCGGAGCCGAAAAGGTATATATACTTCACAATCATCCATCAGGAAATCCTAAACCATCCGCTGAGGATGTAGTAGTAACAAACCAATATCTCCAAATGATAGGAGATAAATTTGCGGGGCATGTAATCATAGATCATGATACGGCGTCATTTATCACTCCGCAAGAAGCCAAGGGGAAATACAATACAGCTCTCGCAAAACCGATTGCTACTGCGGTAGTTCCTAGAGCAATAAGGCCATCAGAGGATTCGTACGATATTCAGACAAAAGGCCAAATTAGATTCCAAACTACAGAGCAGATGGAACGATACGCAATCGATACGCTCAGCGATGATAGGGAATCTGCCTTGATTATTACAGACTACTTGCTAAGGGTAATCGAGTGGCGTCCTTGGAAGAATCCGGATATGAAGGCGATATACCAGGCGGTAAAGGAGAGTGGTGGATCTCATGGGTTTGTCATAACAAAGAATACAGACTTTTTTGAGAAAGTGAACTCGAGCGCAAACGACAGCATATACAATAAAAATGGGCAGTACCTCGTGCTGGCAGATTCAATCCTTGTTGATGGAAATAAAATAGACCATCGTCCGTATTACATGGTAATGCACGATAAAGATAACCCGATCAGTCATTATAAATACATCACAAAAAAGGCAGCCGGAAAAGTCACTTTAGGTAAGTTTGTAATGGAATCTGATCTCGCGAAGGAGGCGGGAGAATTTGACTCATACCAGGAATTCAAGAACGCTTATGTATCAGAAGGAGAAGATGACAGCGAGTTAAAGAAGGCATGGGCGGAGAAACAGAATAAAAAAAGCTCTGCGGAGCTGGATCAAGACTTTATTTCAATGTTACAGGCTGACAGGCAAAAGCTGCGCGACTTCCTCGAAGCGAACGGAGCCGATCTGTTTAACAGAAAAACGCCAAGAAAAAATATGTCTGTCGTTGATGCAACGTCTTACCGGCTCGCAACAGGAGGAGTTGTCTCTGACGCCACTATTGATAGGGCTATGATGCTCATAGAGAAGCATCCAGTAGAATGGCGAAAACGTTTTGCAGATCTCTCAGGTGAGCTCTGGAGCGAAGGGAAACCGCAGGATTTTGATATTGCCCCGCCGCGGCGTAAGAGTCTGGCTACTCTCCAGGCGAAACACAAAGAGGCAATCTCTAAACTACCCGACGGAGCAGAAGTAATTGGATCAGCAGAAGAGCTCGTAGCCAAAACAGAAGAACTCCGGCGCGAACTCGAAAATAAAAAGAGGGCCCTTAAAGAACTTCAGGACAGATTCTCATACGGAGAAAAGAGAATCGTTGATATGGTCAGGCAGCAGAAAGACCTTGAAAAAAGAATATGGGCAGGACGAGTTCGTGCCAAGCTGTCGCCGGAATACAAGGAGATTGTTAAGGAACTCGAAACTCAGGCGAAAGAACTCAAGTCTGCTATCGCTGAAAGAACCATGGCTCTGTCGCCACAATCTGGGATGAAGGGAGCAGCTTACGCGATTGCAAAGAAAGAAGTAAAGGATGCCACTGACGCCCTCAAAAAGCAATACGCAATTGAGAAAGCGAAAAGGACAGAGAGAGGCTTGAAGCTCTACTACGCGAAAATGATATCAAGGCCTGTGTCGAAAAGCATAGACTTCAAGATCGGTAATCAAATAAGAGAGATTCAAAAACAACTTGATCCTAATTTCAGAAAAGATCCTACGGCTATGGAAAATGGTAGGCCGCTAAATAATTGGACGGTGGAAGAGCTACAGGCGCTCTATGAGGAGGTCGAAGCGCTTAGGGATTACGGCAGGAATATGCTTGCTGACAAGCTGTTCGACAGGTCTATGGAAAGGGCTGAAAAACAGTCAAAACTCAAAGAAACAGCAGCTAAAACAGGCAAGAAAAAACCAGCTTATTATTCAGGAACTGACGAAAACGCAGCTCAGCAGAAAGCTGAGAAAAATCTTATTCTAGCTGCTGATGTATCTCTTACGACTATACACAGAATTGCCCGAGAACTCGATGGCGGGGTGGAGCGTGGAAACTTCTATAGGGAGATTGTGGAAAGAGAGCGAGAAGCGTTTACTGAGGAGAAGAATAACATAGATCGTAGATACGCCAGGATTGAAGCGAAGATGCGTGATCTTGGACTCAATAGAGACGCAATGTATCGAGATAAGATAAAACTTGGGGAACAGACTATATCAAAATGGGAAGCTATATCCTTATACATAGGGATGCAGAACCAAAGAACCGCTGCAGCAATAATTTATGGCAATATGATGACCCAGGAGGAGAGGGAGAGTTTAAGCGATGAAGAGTTTTACTATCTCGCCATGCAAAATTACGGATATGTCAAAGATGCGATTGCCACCCTTTCTCCGGAGGAGATAGAGCTCGCAAAGACATTTATCCTTGATGGAGATATTGAATTCGACAGGCTCGCAAATGCAACGTATGTGTATGAAAACAGAATCCCCGAGAAAGAGGGAGTCTATTTTCCTCACGAAAGAAAGTCTCGTTCAGGAGAGGGAGAAACAGAAGAAGAAGTAATTGACCAGGTCCTCGCAAGGGCAGCGAGGGCCCAAAGACCTGTCGGGAAGCAGCCTACAATAAATCGTATTGAGATATCACCCAGACATCAGACGGCGATTTCTCTTGACGCTTTTCAGGTTTATAGAAGAGGAATCGAGCGCCAAGAACACTACATAGCTTATGCTAAATATATCTCCGATATGAACTCAATAATCAAAAACGGAAAATCTGCCGCAGCATTCAGAGAGACCGTAAGGCTCTACCACGGACAGCGTTACTTAGATTACCTGGACCGGTGGATATCCGAAGCCGCAAACCCGAAGGCGTTTACCGATTTCAACAAGCCGGTTCAAGGCATAGACCGCTTCTTTAAGATGATGCGAGGGCCTCTCGGGGTGGCCTACCTCGGCTATAGGGCTTCTCGAGGAGTATTCCAGCTTATAACCTCCCCTGCCCCTTACCTACCCTATGCTGGCACATTCATGATTTCCCGCATGGTAAAAAACCTAAACCCCGCTGAATTCATGAAGGTGCTTTCGTTTGCAAAAGAAAACTCGGCTTTTATTAGGCACAGAACAATCAACCCGACGGACGCATACATAAAGAACTATCTTGAGACGAATCCGAACGCAGCCAAGAGAAGGGCTATGGAGGTTGCGGGCGCAATAATGGAATGGTCAGACATGTGGTCTGTTTCTACGGGATGGATGGCTATATACGAAAAAACCACAGCATCCCTAAAAGATTCCGGAAAAAACAAAGCAGAAATCCACAAGGAAGCAATACGAGAGGCCGACAGGGTAACGATAGAAACTCAGCCGACATACAGACACCAAGATCTGTCTCCTGCATTCAAGAAAGACTCTGAGCTCGAACGATTCCTGTTTCAATTCCAGACCCCCTTAAACGTGATCTACAATCAGCTATTCCATGACACGAGGGCTGACTGGAAGTCGGGCCACAAAGCACGGTCCCTTGGAATCGTAGCTGGCTACTTGTCCGTGATGGGGCTCATTGCGGTAATTACCGCCCCAAAGCACGATGACGACGAGGAGGATAAGAAGATAAAATATTTCCTCTCAGGTATGGCTACAGTACCGCTAGAAACAATCCCGTTTATCGGATCCATAGCATCGGGGTATGTAGAAAGCCTTATTACTGATGAAAGGTACTGGCGAGACGATCAGATATTCCCCGGGGTAAAGAAAGTATTCGATGGGGCTTCTCGAATGATGAATGCTGACGATAAAGAAGCGGCATGGAGGGCATTTTGGCGAATGCTTGAGGGAGCTGGTATGCTTTCCGGATTTCCCACAAGCGCGATCCGTGAATACTATCGAGTCATATTCGATGGCGAATGGGGTGCGCTATGGGGGCAACGAAAAGGAGATTGAGTAGCAGCGTATAAAAAGATAAAACGGTAGTGGTGTTGGGCCTCTTAAAGGAGAGGCCTTGAATAGTCTGGAAATAGTTGAGGGTGACAAACAGTTTTTAGGGGATGTGGAAATCCTCGGAGAAATCAACAACCCGTCACTCAAAAAAGTTAAAACAGATCTACAGGTAGCACGTGGAGAGGCGCAGCTTGCCAGGGCATCCATCCAGGATTTCCTGTCTACAATTCTCGCAGATTCAATAATCGATGTCCAAGAAAAAAAAGTCTTGAGAGCTCAGTGGCGTGAAATTGAGTCAGAGTATCCCATCGTCAGACAGCGGGCTCTCGATTCAGGTATCGGGGAATCAGAAACCGCAGTCCAAGATTACGCTACAGCTTACGCTGCATTGCACGATTATCTCTACACAAATCCCGGAATTCTCCAAGTAATGAGCCTCCCCGCTCCAGTAAATCCATCGACAGCAGCAGCTGTATTTGCAGCGTACTTTGCGGCAAGGGAAGTCCTTGTATCTGGGGCTCTGGCTCAGGCCGTTGCAACAACATCACATATATTTTACGAGGAGCCAGTAGGACCATACGCAGTCGGAGATCTATGGATATCAAACGGAATTCTTTATCAGTCCACAGTGGCCAGGAGCCCGGGAGAGTTCGTGCTTGCTGACTGGATTATAAGTATACAGTCAAATTTTATAGCGACAATTCAAAGCACCAACGGCGACAAGTTCAAACCAGGGTATAGCACTACGACAGTTTTGATTCCTCATGTATTCAAAAACGCAATTGAAGTTACTGATACGTTCCCTGATTCTGCCTTTCGCTGGAAGCGCAGATCTCTCATAGACACAAGCGGCGATGCTCTATGGAACGCCAATCACGCTTCGGGATACAGGACTGTAGAAGTAAATACTGATTCGATCTACGCCAGGGCGGTATACACCCTGGAAATAGACATATAGGAGGATTCAGATGATAGTTTGTACCGCCCAACTAACGCTGTTCGATCAGAATGACGCGCCAAATATCGATAAATCGATTACCGCGTCCCTCGGTACGTCGCAGCTTTACCGATCAGAGGACGCGACCACTACCTACACTCCAAACTACGCAAGCACGCCAAACGTAATACGGGCACACGTGTTCGTTAATGGAGTCGATGTTACCGACATTCTATCTGGACGAAAGTGGGGAACATCTCAAGGGGCGTCTGACCTGGGGACCAATGTTTCTCAGATATCAAAAAACACAAACCTGGCAACGGGAAGTCCACATATGACTATCTACTTTGAGGGAGACTACACCGATCCCGCGACCATGCTTGTGTCTCATATCACTGATTCGATCTCCCTCGTCCTCGTTCGAGAAGGATCAAATGCGGTATTCGTGCTCGCAAAGGGCCAGATGGTCATAGTAAAGGCTGCTGATGGGACCAAAAATACCGCAGAAGTAACCTGCGATCTTATGAGGGTGACTGGCGTAGACGACACCGGAGTTACGTATAAATGGTTCAAGTCGCCCTACACCGCTGCAGACCAGCTCGATGCGAACCACCCCGATGTCATTAGCGAAAAGATCATCTTTAAGACCACAAGTGGATTCGGCACTGTGCCGCCAGCGGATGGGACCTGGGCGGATGTTAAAAGTATCGTCATACGCGAAGATGCAATCCAGGAAATAGGGCTTTTCCAAGTGCAGGCAAAAGACGCGGACGGAAAGATATATTCGACAATATTTACCGTCGTGGACTATTCTGACCCCTACGATGGAAAAATAATACCATCTAACGGACAAGTTTTTGTTAATGGAGTAGGGGTCAAGGATTGTACCCCGGAGATATGGAGAAGCGGATCACTGGTTGATATCTCGGGATACACCTTCTATTGGTGGATATACGACAAGAACGGAAAAAAATCAGGTTTTATTGATACAGCCAGAACTCCCACAGCTAAGACAATTTCGGCCCACACTGCATCGATTACAGGGTATTTCGATATCTCTGTCGCTCTTGCTGCGGCTCCTTCCGCCGGAGACATAATTCGAGTTATCTCTGCTGACAGGCTCTCGGTCGCCACCTATGAAGTAGGTCCAAACTCGACAACATCCAGAATTTACATCCGCTCCCCGCTCAACGGGTTCTCTTCCGTAGCGCCTACATCTAATCAGTACGTAAACGGCAAGCTCTGGCTTTGCAACGGAAATGGAGCAGCGGCAGGAAAAAAAACCACTACAGGAACAACGCCGCTGGCGGTTACTGGCGACGACGTAGACGGACAGTGTCGCCTGGTATGCGAAGCTGATAATCCACTGGCGAGTTAAGGTTGATGATAGTCTGTACCACTGAGATCACGCTCTACGATCAAAATGAAACACCACAAGGGTCATTATCGTCAGAGAGCCACAGCGTCCCGTGCGATCCGGATGGAAGCAATCCGGACCTCACCGGGGCGTCGTCAACCCTCCAAGTCATCCTCGGCGACGAGGATATCACTGACGAATATTCCCTTATCTGTACCCCGTCAAGCGGGGTGACTGGCACAAAAAATGGATACACCTACACCGTCACAGGAATGACGGCCATTGCCGGATTCGTCGATTTCGTAGCGACGAAAGCTGGGGCTGCGACAATTCAAAAGCGGTTCTCCATTGTGAAACAACCAAAAGGAAATACTGGAGATCCTGGAGCCCCCGGAGTTGATGCGCCCCGCTGCCGGGGACTCTATCCTTACGGCACCGCGCCATCTTCGCCGGTCGCGGGGGATCTTGTCGTATGGTATTCGACCACAACTGAGGACTGTGGAATTTATCAATACGCAAACAATACATGGAGTAAACTTACCGCACCGACGCCGGATCAGGTGGGCCGCTGTTTCATACATATTTTATCGGCAGTTGTGGCTGCTGTTAGAACAGACAGCGCCGGAAATACTATAAGCGTTGCATACGGGGTGAGCGCTGATTATGCCCCGAATAGCGTAGCCTTCGAAATCCTTTTGGCGCGGTTTATTTTTGCCCAGGATATCACCGCCACCGGGAGCATAACAGGTCTTTTTATCAGAAGCACCGACAAGCGAATAAGCATAAGCGACGATGGAGACGGGGCCAACGAAAGCGACGGAATAAACGTAGGGACCCACGACCTCACAGGAGCCCCGACAGGGCAAAAAATCCAGATCGCCCGAGGATATAGCCTATTTGGGAGTGAAATTCAGGTATTGAGATTTCTGCAAGCAGTCGGGGGGGCCTGGCGCGAGCGGCTGCAACAATACATTTCTGTAGCAGGGTACCCAGTAATACGGGACCCATACAGCGGCCTAAGCATAATGTTTGAATACCCGAATAAGCTGAAAATATATAAAACCGGGACGGATGCTAATTCAGGGACCAGCGCAATCGTTGAGATCGACGGGCTATCAGCCAGCGGAGCCATAACAGCAGGCGACTACATTGACGCCCCGCTATTAAAAACAAACCGCCTAGAAACATTCCTCGGGGACGAATTGACCACAAATTATGGATTCGACCTTGCAAAAATTGACGACGACTCAACCCCTGTCGCTTCGAAATCATCAGGGAGTCTTGATAGCGGTCAGCGGTCTGGGTTATTTACCGTTTACAAATCAATCACCGTATACATGCAAAGCACCAATATTGTCCTAGATCTGTATTATAACGGCAGTTATATCGAAATCCTTCGACCCGGAAAGGCGACACCATTAAACCCGGGAAGATACTCTTTCAGGAATGAATCTGATTCCGATAGCCAATCAGGAATACTCCGCTGTCTTGGCGTCTACGGGTCCGTGGATGGGGGGCATATATGGTCATAAGGAGGGCGCATATGCTTGGAAAATCGGTAGTATGGGTTTTTAGGAAAATTATCAAAGGATTAGTTTTTATTGTGACAAAAATAATAGGAGGAACGCGATGAGCGCAATCAGAATTTCAACGCTGAGCAATCGGGGAAGGTATCAGCATAAGGAATCGGTCGCGGCAGGAGAGAGTAAGGTTTTAATATTGCAAGACTCGTACAAAAGCTGTGTCATAGACATAGTCCCCACGGGTACTACGTTCATGCTGGCGACAACCGCTGCCCCGATCGATGATATTGACGCCGAAGTAGCCACATTTTTTGACGCATACACCGAAGCTCAATCGGCAGCGGTCGAAGAAGCCCTTGAGAACGGCATTGTGGCTATTAAGGTTTCGAATACTGGTTCTGGATCTCTTGTGGTTTGCATTAGCGGAGACTGATATGCCAGTATTAAAACCGAGCGTATTCAAAGGTCGGGGGACGGTGGGAGTGCCTGTCCTCCCAAGCGCAGGCTGGGCCCGCCCCGCCGACTGGCTACCTATGCCGGATATACCCGAGGGACAGCAGAAAGTAGTAATCCTGTTTGGCGTCTATAACGGCGTGGGGAATATACCAAAAATACTCACTGCGTCGGGAAACTATATCGTTGATTGGGGAGATGGAAGCAGCCCACAAAACAGCAACAGTGGCTCTTTTGTTGGACACCAGTATGATTATTCGGCACTTCCCGAATCGTCAGTGTGCTCGCGAGGATATAAGCAGGTCCTCATAACTATCACGCCGCAAGCTGGATTTAATCTGACATCGCTTACAATCCATGATGATTATAGGCTCTATTTTGCAGCCCTTGATATATCAATAAGGTCGTCGTATTTAACGAGCTTATTTCTCAGAAATCTATATCACCTTGAGCGTCTGTCAATTTTTGAGATTGCGACAATAACCTCCAACATTACCACCGAGGGGGTATCCCCTGCGCTACAGTCTTTTAATGCGCCACCTGAAGTCATTGCAAATATAAAAAACTTTAGTTGGTTGTTTAAGTATTCTAAACTTGCCGAGATCGACCTAAACCTCTCTGGCAACACGGTCTCTAGTTTAACAAGCTTTGCAGATAGTGCGGTGTGTTTGCAGCGCGTTAACCTGCATGGAGTTAATTTAGTTGGCTCAGCCAATAGCGCTTTTCGCACTTGCGAATCGCTGCTAGAGGTGCATGGTATTGATATAACAGGCGCAACTGATGTCTCGAATTTGTTTAGTTCTTGCAAGAGGCTTTATCGTGCGAATATAACAGGCATATCTCTTACCATATCTTTCGCGTACACATCTCTGACAAGAGAGTCTATTGTTGAGATTTTTAACAACCTCGCGGTAGTTACAGGTCAAACAATTACTATCACAGGTACTCCAGGAGCATTATTTTTGAGCGCAGCTGAGCGAGCGATCGCCACGGATAAGGGCTGGACGATTACAGGATAAGGAGCGGGTATGGATGACACGAGCGGATTTTACAAGGCCGATGGAGAAACCCTGCTTTTTGGACCGAACTTTGTTGAGAGCAGGGATTTTAAGTTGGAACGAGCCAAGCATGGGGAGTACGCCTATCCGGTCCACGGCTGGTACTGGTTCGAAAGCGAGGCTGAGGCCCGGGCGGGTCTTGGTGTTCCATGAAGCTTGATTTAACTACATTAGTGAGCTTGGCGGCCCTATTGGGGTCGATTGTCGCGTATCTAACGTTTAGCAACGATAAAAGGGACCGCGAGAGGGATACCCAAGTGAAAGAGGGACAACGCCAGAAGGAGCAGGAACAGCTAAAGAAGGATCTCGAGGATGCAAAAAAAAGAATAGAAAAGCTTGAGGGAGACAGTCAGGATCTACAGATAGATACAACCGAGATAAAAACAGACGTAAAACACATCCTCAAGGCCCTCGCAAATATCGAGGCAAAACTCGATAAGCAACAGGAATGCTAAGATGAATGTGATTAGGAAAGGAATCATCACGACGGGCTTTGAGGAGATGCGACCGCTCAATCTCCCTCCGGAGAAGCGCTGGCACGTCCACGGGGCCCTGGATTTGGCTGGAGGGGACGGAATCATTAGGGCGCCGGCCAGAGGGACCGCCCAGGGGGTGGTTATTTTTAGGAGCCCTGGCGGAGCATGGGGAGCCCCAGGGATCGATGAGAAATCAGAGATCCTGGAATTTCCGTGGAGAGATTACTGGTACGACATATACGGCGGGATCATTGTCCTCTATGAGCCGAAAGGCAGGATGCATATTCTCGCTCATATCTGGGCCTCCCAGATTCTTAATCCCCAGCCGCACCCAGCACAATTTCCTTTCAGGTATGCGTACTATATTGAGGAGCGCGAAACCACCCGATACCCATGCCACATGATGTTGACCGAGACCGTTGAAGTAAAAGAAGGTCAACCTTTGGCAAGAGTGGGAAATGCGGGGCAGTCTACCGGACCTCACGTCCACTGGGAAATCCACCACCAAGCCGACAGGCTTAACGATTATCCTTTAAGGATAAATCCCGAGGAGTACCTATGAACGGATACACCCGCGAAGCAAACGGAGACAAGAGCCACCGGAGATTACTGGCTATCCTTTATGCGGTGGTCTCTTTTGTGCTTTTCGGGGCAGCAGCGATCAGGGACAGCCAGTGGGCGCTCTGGGCGGGGGTCGCCTGCACTATAGCATCAATCGTTTATCCGATCCTTACCACAACCCAGGAGATAAGAGAGCTCGCTGCAACGTGGAAGGGCGTTAAATCTCAAAAATCTCCAACCTACGAGGGAGAAAAATGAAATGGAAAAATGGCGCACTTATTTTGTTCTTGTTCTTGTCGGGCTTGTGCTGGGGGCAAGCATCGGAATCGGATTTTACAGATCAGCCTCTGTCTCAGTCAGAGCAGAGCGAGACCAACTCAGGTCTGCTGTGGCAGAGTGGCGCGAGCGCGCTGGACAGCTCGATACTGAGCTTCAAAGCGTTAGGGACCAAGCTGAGGCTAATCGAAGACTGGACGAAGAGATCGCTCGAACTCTCAGAGAAGGCATTGCAGCTGTCAACGCGGCTCGAACTGACTACGAACGCGGCATTCAACAGCTTTATTTCGCTCGAGACATCTTCAACATCCTTAGAGAGCGCTACGACCCAGATTACAAAACACCTGGCGAATCTACAGGCTGAGGCGTGGATCTGGAGAATCACTACCTTTTGTTTTGCCGGCCTTTCTTTGTACCTTTTCCTACAGTAGCGTCGATGATACCTGTGAGTTTTGAGATATCGTAGTTCTCCGGATGCGTATACCCATCAGCAACCTGGTCAGATGACCAGCCGAATAAAGCTTTCCTTAATTCCTTCGGCACACCCTGTTCAGCAAGTTCTGTGTTGATCGTATGCCTGAGCGCGTGGATCCCGCCGGCGCCGGCCTTCTTTCTGGCAGTCTTCACTGAATCATGCCATGCCCAGTAATCCACCGGATCCCCGTTTACTTCAAAAACAAGTCCTTCTTTTCTTCGTGGCTCGAGTAGTTTTTTCAATTCTTTAGGATATGGGTAGACCCTTTCCTTGTTCCATTTTGGGGCCTTTAACCCCTCAGCGCCGACATTCTGTGGCAGATTGTGCTTTACATGGATCAAGTTTTTATCGACCATGATATCTTCCCAGAACAATCCTCTGATCTCTCCGGATCTCATCCCAGTGTACCGAGCAGTCATGGCCATAAGCCAATGCTGTTCATCGTCCCAATACTCCCGCGTAAGAAAAGATTCGGCCTGTTCTTTAGTGAGAGCTTTACGCGGTTTTTTCTTGTAGGAGATCTGCTTCACTCCAAAACATGGATTGTACGTGATCCTTCCCCGATACATTGCTTCGTTTATCACGATCCTGAATACCGAGTAGACCTGCTGTGCAGTTCTGGACCTCCCGTGCTTTTTTACAATCCGCTCCTGGAGACTTATGACGTCGGGTCGTGAGATCTCGTTCAAAGGAATTGATGCAATAGGATCATCGAGGATCTCTAAAAGGTAGCCCCGGTTATCATCCCTGGTCGCATCTGCATAAGTTTTTCCTTCATTCAAGACCCTTTCGATATGAGGGCATTCCTCAATAAAGAATCTGGAGGCCCAGTCCTTAAAAGGACTCGAGGAAGATCCAGCCTTGGCTTTAATTTTCTCATACTCAAGTGTCGCCCAGGCTATGGCAGCGTCTCGGTTTCTCAGTCTGGAGGATTTCCCGCTTCCTATCTTACCGGTGATGGGATCTCTAAACCTGAAATAATAGATCCCGTCACGAGGTTCAATGTAGAAGTCCTTTCCCATACTTTTCCCATACCTCGATATGGCACTTTTTATAATTCCTTATACTATAATGGGACCAGCCGGAGTCGAACCGACGACCTACTGCTTAGAAGGCTCCTAAAGCATCAAAATATCCCATTACACATAAAGAAATTATTTTATATCTCCATATATTATAAATATTTCTCGTCTACAGGAGTATATCGCTGTATACCGCACAATATCAAAAAATCCCATAGTTTTAACCATACCTACTGCTCTTTTATCTTTCGCTTGCTCTTGTGTTTTTTTATTGGATCCCCATTCCAAAACACTATGGTCGGCCAGAGGATTATGGTATACAAAAAACCACCAATATTCCTTTTAATATAAGTATAACTTGACCATTGTTCTTTATTGGATGACCATCTATGAAAGTAATACAATCCACCGATAATCCATGTAACTACAGTAATAAACAAGACATAGAAACATAATGACACGGGAGCAATACCTTGTTCTGCCATAAGCCCAAGGACGAAAGTCGCCATAAATGACGTATAAAAAATTATCGAAAGTATCATTTTTTATTTTTAGTTTTAATCTTATCGACTACATCAGCGACGGCGCCTGTGGCTTTAAACAATAAATGTATGCCTATGAACACACTGCCAAACGCAATTACACCGACAAACAAGTGTTCGACAATGTCCAATTTGTACCTCCTTCTATTTTCTAAAACTTCTTCATTGAACTCCTATCTCCTTCTGTCAAAAGATATGAAAGTATGATTCTATCTCATATATAAATTCAATATTGTGTCTTTCATATATTGGAAGAATGTATTTTTTAAAAAGAGACATTGCCTTTGTTGGATCTTTGGCATTTTCTGAAATTGCCACAAAAACCTCTGAAACTTCTCGCAGCACTTCAGCTTTTCCGGCCTTTTTCCCTAGTTCACGGGCCTTGTTCTTTTCGTGTTCGAATAGTAAAAGTCCGCCAATGATAAGCAAAAAAACAATCGATGTAATAATTTCCACCCCTAAACCTCCTTTTAAAACTCCTTTACCCCCCATGCGTCAAATAAATCACCCATACCCACACCTCCACATTTTCAACGCAATTACATTTTCCGGCATCTTAACTGGCGGACTGAATTGGCGGCTTCTTTTTTTTGGACCGCTCTTGCAGCGTTTGCGCCATTATCAAAATAGCTTCCAGATCATCACTCCCCATCCCAGACAACAAATCGACCAATTTTCTCAACCTCTCGGGAACAGCTTTCGGCTCTACGCCAAACACCAAGTATTCGACAGTGGTACCAATCGCCCTTGCTACCTTTGCGGCTTCGGTAACCTTAGGCATCGTTTTCTTACTTGGGGTGAGCCAGTTATCTATTGTGAGCTTTTTGACACCTGATCGATAAGCGATTTCTTTTACGGGCATGCCGCTCGCCTCATACGCCTCTCGTAGCCTGTCGTGAAACAGGCCCGTGGTTTCGTCGTTATTCATCGGAACAGTGTAATACAAAAATAAGCAGATTTGACAAAAAAAACACTTGACAATTAGGTATTTCTGACGATCATAATAAGCAGAAGTGACAAATGGAGGTCTGAGGATGGTCTTAATTAAAAAATACAAAATCTGCAAGAAGGGGCAAAGGAGCGTATCTGTATCAATCCCTCCTGCATACATGGAGGAAATGCGTCTCAAGAACGGCGATGTGTTAAAAGCGTACCGCGAAGACGAAAAGCTCATTCTTATCCCTGAGCGAGGGGACGCTAAATGCGGCTCCTGACCGTCAACGAAGCCCTGGCTGAATTCAAGATGTGTAGGGCGACTCTCTATAAACGTATCGGCCAAAGAAAGTTCGGATCATACAAGAACGGCTCAAAGACTCTGCTCGACGCAGACGAGATCGAGCGATGGCTCAAGAAAACACGCAGGGAAGCCATCCCTGCAAAAAAATAACAGGAGGTAGTCAATGGGCTACAGTGGTGACGAGGACCTGGTAGAGGAGGTCAAAGCAGATCTCCAGGATCGCAGGACCTTCATCGGCGGAAGCGATGCGCCGGTAATTATGGGTATTTCCCCTTGGAAGACCCCGTATCAGTTGTGGCTGGAGAAAACCGGCCAGGCTCCGGAAGCAGATCTCTCCGAAATCGAACGAGTTCAGTGGGGAATCAAACTTGAAGACCTGGTAGCCAGGGAATTTGTGGCTAGAACAGGGATGAAGGTCCGCAGAGTGAATCAGCGCCAAAGGCACAAGGCAAAGCAGCACTTCGTAGCGCAAATCGACCGCAGGATAGTCGGCGGTGGAATCCTGGAATGCAAGACCACCGACGGAGCCAGGAAGTCAGACTGGGACGATGGAGTCCCTGATCATTACCTGGTGCAGGTGCAGCATCAAATGATGGTAACTGGAGAGAGCTTTGCTTATGTAGCGGTTCTGTTCGGAGGAAACACATTCCAGTTTTACAAGGTAGAAAGGGATAATGATCTCATCCAAAACATGGAGGTGATTCTCGACAACTTCTGGTCCTTGGTGCAAACCAAGACCCCGCCAGAACCATCAAGCACCGAAGAAGCTCGCCAAATGTGGCGCAAGCCCTCAGCTGATGTAGTGATTGGCGGAGACGATGAGAAGTCAATCCTGAAAGATCTGATCGAAGTAAAGGATCAGATCGAGGCCTTGAAAGGGAAGCAGGACGAGCTGGAACTCGCCCTGCAAATGAAACTACAAGACCTTGGGGATACGCTCTCCATCGCAGGGATCCAGGTCGTAAGCTGGAAGACCCAATCAAGAACGTCGATCGACACCAAAGCCTTGGAACTATCCTACCCCGACATTGCCAGCCAATTCAAGAGAACTTCTGAATCCAGGGTTTTCAGAGTCTTGAAAGGCGCCAGGGAATTATGAGAGTCGTCATAAACCTGCCAGACCACGAATTCACCGAGCACTTAATCTATGCACGCGCAAAGGGATTCGTGGGGCAGAACAATAATGAAGCGGTCAAGACTCTTCTCACCTTCTGCACCAAGCAGCACATCAAGAAATATCCTCTCTCAGAGGCGCAGAGGCGAGAAGTCGAGAAAAACTACGACCTACGGCAAGAAAACTCCGTAGCGTCAAGCGGTGAGCAATTAGGAGAAGATATAGATGAGTAATCCATACGAATTACAGAAAGCAGAACCTAGCGCGGTAGTAGAGATCGAGTCCTCGCGGGCAATCGCGGAAGTCCAGGGTCAGGTTGTCATGGCTAAAAAGTTTCCGCGGGATCCAATCAAATCGATGGATAGGATCTTAAACGAGTGCCGCAGGGCAACCTTGGCGGAACAGGCAGAGTACTCCTTCCCCCGCGGTGGAACGATGGTCACCGGTCCTTCGATTAGGCTGGCTGAAACAATAGCAAGGAACTGGGGCAATCTATCGTTCGGCACTGTTGAAGTAGATAGGCGGGGCGATGAGTCTTCCATGCTCGCCTATGCCTGGGATCTCGAGACGAATGTCATGGCTCGCCAGGAATTTAAAGTTCGGCATGTTCGGGATACCAGGGATGGGGCGAAGTCATTACGGGACGAAAGAGACGTCTACGAGGTTACTGCAAATCAGGGATCTCGGCGAGTTCGTGCCTGCATTTTACGGATCGTACCAGGAGACGTGGTTGACGCTGCGGTTGCAGAATGCCAGCGAACGCTTTCGGAAAGTATCGGCGATATACAAAACAGAATCCCTAAGATGCTCGAGAAGTTAGGCACTTTCGGAATAACAAAACTCCAGATCGAAAAACGACTTCGGCACAGAATAGATACCTTAAATGGTCCGGAATACCTGGCACTAGGGAAGATTTACCAATCCCTGAAAGATGGTATGGCAACTCCCGATGACTATTTTGAGCCAGAGGAAAAGCCAGAAGCTGAAAAGAAAACCTCTGTGGCAGAAGTAGCCAAGAAAGCAGCAGAGAAGATTAAAAAGTCTCCAGCACAAGAAGCGGTAGCGAAGATGTTCGATAACGTGAAGACCGAGATAATCGATCCTCCTCCCCCTTATGGCGATAAGCTGGATATCTTCTGATGCAAAAAGCGCGATGGATCATAAAGCAAGCGCGGAAGCTGTGGCACAGAAGCGCGGTGTTGAGGGTGATTTGTTATATTTTCAGCTCTCTTCTGTTCTTTGCCGTCATCGCGCTTTTTTATCTCATAGCCGCGGCTGACTACGCATACACGCGAGGATTGTAGTGGCTCGAAAAAGAATGGTTAATCCGGACATCTGGACAGATACCGGATTCATGGAATTGTCATGGGGTGCACGGCTCCTTTTCATTGGCATGATCTCGAGAGCGGACGATGAAGGACGAGGGAATGGATCTGCGAAAAGTTTAAAAGCAGCCATTTTCCCCTCTGACGATATCACTGTCAGCAGGATCGAGAAGCTCAAGGATGAGGTTCAGCAGTTTACCCGGGTGAAGTTCTATGAAGCCAATGGCCAGATTTATTACCAATTACTTAAGTGGAGATTATATCAGCAGATACAATATCCATCCAAGTCTTCAATACCACCACTCAATGAGGATTCATTGAATGCTACCGGAAAGCTCAATGAGGACTCACATAAATTAACTAATAAGTTAGTTAATAAATTAATTAGTGCTGATTCAATGAACGAAGAGTCGCACGGGCCGTCTTCAATGCGGCCCGGCGACCTTGAGCAGTACTCGGCCAAGGAAAAGATCAAATCAATGTTTAAGGGCATAGTACCCCAGGAGGCTAAATGAGCTTTTACAAACGCCCATACTTCCAAAAATCAAAAACGCGCTCCAGAAAGAAGCTTGACGACTATGATTACAAGTCACTGGTAAAGATCCTTGACAAAGAATTTGGGTTTTATATCAAAAAAACATTTGAGATAGCTCCAGGATTATCTAGATGCTACACCTGCGGAAATATTCACGAAACGAACGATATCCAGGCAGGGCACTACATTTCGCGAAGGTATTACATCGTCAGATGGGATCCTAGAAATGTAAGACCACAGTGTTCTGGGTGCAACGGGCCACGGGCAGGAGAACCGCTTAGATTCAGGGTCAACCTTGTTGAGGACATTGGGGCAAAAAACGTCGAGAACCTTGAGTTCCTTGCTAGGTTTAACGGAGAACGAAATATGCCTAGAGAGTTTTTAATCGAGCAGATCGGAATTTACAGAAAATTGAATAAAAAACTACGGAGGGAGGAATTATGAATCTAAACTTAGAGTTCTCAGAATATGAAATCAAGTACCTAGAGCGCGAATATAAGCGGCGCGGATTAGGAATAGATCTTCCTGGGAACAACCCGTCGCCGGTTGATATGGCGATAAAAAAAATCGTCGAAGCCGCAAGGAAACAAAAATAAATGTCGCGCATGATCTTGTACGCAGAGATCGAGGCTGAACGTCGGCGGCAGGAATTAAAGTGGGGAGAGCAGAATCACCAAATCAATACCATATCTACTCATTGGATGTATTCGGCGCTTGCCAGGGATGCAAAAAGAAGCTGCGAGATTGCACGGAAAGAGGGAAATATTACTTGGTTCGACATTCTCTTTGAAGAGTTCTGTGAGGTCTTCGCCGAAAGGACACCAAAAAAGCAGCGCGAAGAATTGATTCAGGTCGCCGCAGTCGCGGTCCAGATGATCGAATATATCGACCGGAGGCTGTAATGCGAAATATACAACTAGAAAAAACTAACACTATAGATCCGCACTCGATAGAGTTGCTTGAGCGCATAATAGATAACGGGAGTTGTGTATTTATAAAATGCCCCGCGTGTCCATTGTATGAAGAATGCAACTCAGAAGTTGAGATTGCTGAGCTTGCGAAGAATAAACTCGATGCATTTAGAAAAATAATAAGCGAGGTACACATGAAAAAAGAAAATCAGTCATGGGTAATAAAGTCGCGGGGGTTGGTATGCTCGTGTTGTGGTCGCCCCTTTACGGAAATAATGAGGCGGAAAGCAATGGTACACCCTGCTCTTTTTGAAGAAATCGGAGAATTTCATATCTGTGGTTCCTGTTTACGAAAACAGCAAAAACATTCAGACGACTCTATCGTCGCAGCTGCGAGGTTTGGCGATTGCTAAAAGAAGCGAAGGAAAAACAGGAGGAAGATAAATGCAGGTAATTATCATGGAGAGTGTGGAAGCGCTGGCAATACAAATTGAGCGCGAACTTATCAAACATTCTTGCGACGCTCCTGTTGTGGATTCCATCCTCTCCTGCCTGCACCCCATCGAGGTGCCGAGCGAGGCGGGGAAGCTGGTCGGGAAGATTATTATGCTTTTCGCAGAAGCCCAAATAAAGCAAACCGACGAGGCTATTACACAAGCTCTAGCCGAAGCCGCCGCGCTGATTGAATCCTATGGGCGCAGGGTGCCGATGAAAATGCTGACAGAGATTTTTAACAATGCGGTTGATTGGGTACCTATTGGTGACTCCGAACGGGTTGATGAGATCGCCGCCAAGTACGGCTACCGCGTTGAGTAGAGAGGGGTGAGATATGACCTATAATGAGGTACAGAATATTATTGGTAGATACGCGTCTGAAATGGCACCATATTTTGCTGATCATTGGTCGCGATTTCCGCGCGGCGGAACCGCCGCAATGATCGTTAATTATTTACAAGAAAGATGTAATTTCTATTATGACGCGGGAATTCCGGAAGTCTCAAAACAACTCTCAGATGCTGCCGCTGAAATAATAGCGAGAGAAGGAAGACCATGATGAAAGAGCGACCAATTATTTTTAACAGTGACGAGGTTCGGGCAATCCTTGAGGGCCGAAAGACCATGATGCGGCGGGTGGTGAAAGGTTTCGCCCTTGACTGGCTGGATAACGCAGGGTTTTCACCAAAGTTCGTGGCAGATCCCGACAACTATCTTTGCCCCTACGGTCAGCCAGGCGATAGGCTATGGGTTAAAGAGACAACATTTAATGTTGAAGATCATGGCTATGTCGGGCCGGTATATCTCCAATCTGATCGTGCTGCGGAAATAATTGACTGGGGGCTCGCGCCAAGCGGGGACGATCCTGCTGAAGTAGATCCTGAAGATGTGAAGCTAAGGCCATCCATTTTTATGCCCAAAAAGTATGCAAGGATATTCCTTGAAGTCGTCGGCGTCCGTGTCGAGCGGGTGCAGGATATAAGCGAGGAAGATGCAGAACGCGAGGGTAGTTATCTTGGTCGGTGCGCGTGTTTGCCAAGACTATCTGATAAATCGCCAATAGAAAAAATGTTTCAGCAAACCTATTGCCATATTCACGGCCAAGAATTCAAGTCCCTTTGGGACTCCATCAACGCCAAGCGCGGCTACGGTTGGGATACTAACCCATGGGTGTGGGTAATCGAGTTTAAACAAGTGGAGGCTACACGATGAGCAAACTTAGCGAGGCGCTCGCGGCGATGGACAAGGCGACGTTAGGGCCGTGGGAAGCAATAAAGCCGGTTAATAGCAATGGGTTTTGGTACATTAATAACCACTCCACATCCAGTGGTGAGATAGCAACAAATTACGGTGAAAAAGCCATGTATAACGCCAACATCACCGCCGCCGCACCCGACGCCCTGGCCTGGATTAAAGAGGCGCTGCCGTACATCACGGAATACAGGGACGCACTAGCGACGAATCTTGAAAATTGCGATTTTGGGCCACGTGAAGAAGGGGCAGCAAGAAAAGAGCTTGCTCGTCTCGACGCCCTAATCGCACGGGCAAAGCCGGAAGTTTAGAGGAAGAAAATGACAGTAGAACGCGCAAAGATGTTTGGATGGGTAGTGGTCGGAGGTAATGGGACGCTTAAAAAGTCTGCATTAGCTGAAGTTCTTGAAACCTTGTTGACCGAAATTGAGCGCCTCGAAAGCGTTAAAAACACTGAACAACAGGTCAATGTAAGGAGCAAACGAAATGGATAAGTATGAAGAAATGCGGATGCTGTTTATTGAGTACATAACAAAAGTGCAGCATGGCATGAAAGGTCGAAAAGAACTCGCCATTATTGATGACTACGAGCGTATAAGCGGACGTGATTTTATAAAAGACCGCGATGACTTTTGGGCGGCGTCGAACAACAAGTTTGAGCCGATAAAGCCGGAGGAGGTAAGGGAATGAGTAAAGTATCCAGGGAGGAGCGCGGTTGGGCGGGTCATTTATGTGTAGCTGATGGCTGTAGGTTTAGGAGAAATACCCTACTGTGGAGTGGCGAGACATACGTCGTAGTGTCAACCGTAGGAAATTATTGTTATCAGGGGAGGCCGGATGAGATAGGGTGTAACCGCTATTACGAAACGATGGTGTTCTTTAGCAAGGATGACGATGCGCTTTACCACGATGCTGACGTAATCAAGGAAATCAGCTTTAACTCGCCGTGGGCTATCGACCACATTAGCGAGCAGTCAGATAAAGAGGCAAATTATATGCACGATATGGTCGTGCTTGAGATTATGCAAAAGATGGAGAGTGGGGAATTGGTCAAGCCGGAGGAGGTGGGGATGCTATGATAAAACGCGAACGTATCCGCTCCAAGTTCGGCGGACGGTGTGCCTATTGTGGGCGTGAACTTGGAAAAACATTCCATGCCGATCATGTAGAGCCACTTTGCAGGGATTGGGATAATGGCGCGCTTGCCGTTTATGGACGCAAAAAGGGCAAGGACTCTGAAGATAATCTTTTCCCCGCTTGCCCTCGATGCAACAGGCGTAAAGCTATGATGCCGCTTGAGGACTTTCGGCTCACAATCTATGCAGAAGTGCAAATGCTTCGCAAATACAGTGATAAATTCCGGCTTGCCGAGGACTTTGGAATAATCAAGGAAACCGGTCAAGACGTAGTTTTTTGGTTTGAAAAATACAAGGAGAAAAACGATGCCTGGACGAAAATCTCGCCTTCCTGTGCCAGAAATGCCACAACGGGTACGACGCGAAACACCGGGCGGCCGGATTAAGGAACGGAGGATGAATAGTGTCAGTGTGTAAGGAGCCGTCGAGTACTGATAATATTGGTCCGTCATGGCTGCTCTTGTCATCAGTTAAAATAGGTCTCAGCGAAAGTAACGGGAGACCTAGGAGGAAGTGTAGGTACATAATTGAAACAAAACATTATCGTCAAGAATACAGGGACCTGGACGAGTTGTGCGATAAGGAAGGTCTTACAATAGCGCAAGTCCGTAGTCACCTGTATCGCAGACGGAAAGGAATAGACACGTATACTGTATCTGATTCTGGGGAGATTGTTAGGATCTATGAGTAAGGCAGCACGGAAGAAGCCAAATAAAAAAGCGATAGTAATAAATCAAAAATGGGATTTGTTCATTGAAAAGTATACAGAGAGAGACTTCAAGGATGCCGCTGGAGCGTACAAAGAAGCGTTCGGATGCTCCAGGGATTCTGCCTATGTGGGGTATAAGCGATTATTGCGTTCACAAAAGTTTCAGGAGCATTTTGCTGAAAAAATATCATCATCTATCGGTGATTCTATTTTTGGTATCGATCTCAGAATTGTAAAAATGTATGTAACGCGAGCATTTTATGACATTGCAGACATCCTTGATGCGCGAGGAGATCTCGTTGCGCCGCTTAGTGAGCTTAGTAAAAAAGGCCTTTCGTGCGTGATCGTGGACATAGATAAACGCATAGATAGGGATGGAGGAGAACACATAGTATACAAGCTCGCTGACCGAGACAAGGCTCTTCTCATGCTAAAGGATTACATGGAGATTGTTAACCGGGTTAAGCCGCAAAGGAAGGACGATTCAGGGAGTGGTGGTGGACCGTCAGCACGAGTGTATGTCGTGCAACGGAGGACGGTCGAAGAATGGAGAGCATATTACGAGACGGATCTATCTGGCTACCACAACCAAGACAGGGAGACGCCATCAGCAATCCCGCTTTCGAGCTCTTCTTTGGAGGAGCCAAGGGAGGAGGAAAATCTGATTTCATTCTAGGTGACTTCCTCTATGATTGGGAGGAGTGGGGAGTAGCGTGGAGGGGGATCCTTTTTCGCAGAGAATACAAAGAGCTTGAAGAAATAATACATCGGAGCCATGAGATCTACGGGAAGATTCCAGGGGCATACTATAAGGGCGGTGATCAGAGGACCTGGTATCTTCCGGCCCCCTATGCAAAATACCCTGGTTACGCAACATTGCGCCTGAGAAACTTGAGGAATATGGCGGATGTTGGCGAGTATAACGGCCACCAGTATCCGTGGATCGGATTCGATGAGCTCACAGAGCACCCAACAGGCGGTCCCTACGAATTTATGATTGGTTGTTGCCGCTCCGCATACGGAGCGCCTTGCCGTATCAGATCAACAGGCAACCCTGGCCGGCCCGGTCATGGATGGGTCAAAGCCAGGTTTGTAGACGTAGCCCATCCGTTTGAGCTTTATACCGATCCAGAGACGGGACTTACCCGTTGTTTTATCCCATCCAGGCTAGAGGATAACAAAATACTTATCGCCAATGATCCAGATTACGAGCGGCGCCTCCTTCATTTTGAGCCGCACCTGCGTAAGGCTTTAAGATACGGAGATTGGTCAGTAGTAATCGGCCAGGTCCTCTCCGAATTCTCATCATACAAGCACGTTATTCGTCAGGCCCCGCTTGATCAGTCATGGTACAAGTTTGCTGCTCTTGATTGGGGGTTCGCGAAACCTTTCGCCGTCTTATGGTTCGCGGTTGATGGCCAGGGTCGGGTAATCCTTTATCGTGAGTGGTACGGCTCTAGCGGGGATAAGGACGAAGGTATCAGGCTTGGATCCAAGGCTCTGGCAAAAAAAGCCTGGGATATGTCTGTAGCCGAAGGGGTAACGACAATGGTTGCAGACCCATCGATTTGGCAGCACAAGGACGAGGGAGCAACGATAGCAGAGTATTTTGAGGAGGTAGGCTGGACGATGGTAAAGGGAGAGAACGATAGAATAATAGGGCTTCAGAAGGTCCATGAATATTTACAAGGTCTGGGTATGGATGGCCGTCCCATGTTTCTGGTCATGGAAAACTGCCATCACTGGATCAGAACAGTTCCATACTTATGTGCCGACCCATCCGACCCCGAAGATATAAATACCGACATGGAGGATCATGCATACGACGCCACGCGGTATGCGCTTATGAGCGAGTTTACGAAGAAGCCCCACTTACTTCGACGTAAACAAACACTTCATCCTATCAAACGAAAGCCTCATTACGACCCGATGACGTATGGGATACGTTAGGAATGTTCCCGTTTTTATTCATTGTTTATGCGCGTGTATTCGTTTAGCCCCCTCCCCTAACCGGAGCTGCTACAAAAGTATTGAACAAAACTCTATATTGTGCGATTTGTCGTATCGACAGGTCCAACACCACAACCTGTATCCGAACAGTTCCGTGAGGGCTCCTGCACCACGGCGGGAGCCCAAGTCGGGCAGGAGGAGAGATGGACGAGAAAAAGAAAAAACAACCTGCCGGCGATAAATCCTACATCGAGGAGATAGCAAAAGACCGACCGCTGGCAGAGGAGTCTGATTTAGAGGGGTTCCGGCGACGCGGTGATACTTATCTTACCGAGGAGGATTTGCAAAACGAGCAGTCCACCGGACGAGAGGCTGCGGGACTCACCAGGGAGGAGGCTATCAAAGCCATCGCCAGGTCAGAGGGTATACAGTACCCCGAGGGCGATCTTGAGGAACTCTATAAGAGGATCCGGGAGAAAAAGAAAAAAAAGTCCATGCCATATGAACCGATGATCGATAGGCCAGGGATATGACGGGATCTACTGAAGCCAGGGGCGACAAAGAACTTATAGGCGAGCTCGACAAACTCTACACAGCCCTACAGCAGGATCGCAAACCGTTTGAGAGCGTGTGGAGCGAGGTCACTGATATGTTTTACTCCAAGCGCAACATATACCGCCCAAATAACGATACGCAGGACCGAAAGCCAACCCATAGGTATTCCTCAAGGGCAAAGCGAGCTCTCGCTATCGCCTCAAGGGGGTTCCAGGGGTATACCGCAGACCGCCGGTCAGACTGGCTTCAGCTCCAGTTTGAGGATCACACTCTCATGGGGATGTACGGGGTCCAGGACTGGCTTGAGGTGTCTCAGCGTATACTCCTGGCTCATTTTTCCAGGTCTGGATTCTATGAAAAACTGGCCGAAATGATCCCCGACGCAATGAGTATGGGGACAGGGGCGATCTACTCCGAGGAGGATGTTGAGCGCCATAAAATTGTCTTCCGATGCCGGCACCCAAGGGCAATATACATATCCGAGAACTCATTCGAGGAGGTCAAAATTGTTATAGACGAGGAGTATATGTCGTACCGCTCGCTAAAGGATCGGTTCGGCGAACTCCTGCATAACAACATGCTCGAGCGAGAGAAAACTACCCCATTCGCCAGCACTACGATACTGCATATAACTATGCCGTTCGATGGTCGTTTCGCAAAATACGCA